AAAAGGAACTTTACGCCCATTCCAAAAGATAGGGGTTGCCTTTCTTGAATATAAGAATGGTAGGGCACTCATAGCTGACGAAATGGGGCTTGGAAAAACTATCCAAGCCTTAGCATACTTACAACTACACCCTGAGTTCAGACCTGCTATAATTGTTTGTCCATCCTCGCTAAAACTAAACTGGTTACAAGAAATACTAGATTGGATGCCTTACCCCAAGGCACGTGTACTTTTCGGTAGAAAACCAAAGAAACAATTCTATGGAAAAATCTTCATCATTAACTATGACATTCTTCATGCCTGGAGAAAAGTACTAAAGAAATTGAATCCACAAATACTCATCGCAGATGAATGCCATTTCTTTAAAAACAATAGTGCCGACCGTACTCAAGCAATCAAACGCCTGGCGAAAACAATCCCACACGTCATCGGATTATCGGGTACACCCATAGAAAACAGACCGTTGGACATCTTTAATATTGCCAATATTCTTGATCCTATTACTTTCCCAGATCGAGTTCAGTTTTGTATACGATACTGTGATAGAAAATATAGTGGATACGGATGGGATGATAGCGGAGCTTCTAATACTATTGAACTCCACGAAAAACTGATTACTTCGATCATGATTCGAAGAAAAAAGAAGGACGTCTTGCCTGAACTTCCAGATAAAACATATTCGTACGTTCCGATTGAACTAGATAACAAAAAAGAGTATCAAGAAGCCCACACTGATTTCATTGCCTTCGTTGAGAAAAACAAAGGAACTATAGCCGCGGAAAGAGCACTACGTGCCCAAGCTCTAACGAAAATAGAAACGTTAAAACAATTAGCAATCCAAGGAAAGTTTAAACATGCTATAAACTGGATTGGAGAATTCTTAGAAGTAGAAGATAAACTGGTAGTCATATGTATTCATACTGCAATGATTACCGAAATAATGTCTGCCTTCCCCGATATATCCGTAAAAATAGATGGATCAGTAGCAACAAATAAAAGACAATCCATTGTACATGGATTTCAAACAGATCCATCCATCAAACTATGTATTATTAACGTAGAAGCCGGTGGGGTTGGAATTACTTTAACTGCAGCATATAACGTAGCCGTACTTGAACTACCTTGGAACCCTGGGAAACTTGCTCAAGCGATTGACAGAATACACAGAATTGGACAACTCAAAGGAGTTATAGTTCATTTCCTTCTTGCTGCAAATACCATTGAACAACGGTTAGCCTATGTACTAGACAAAAAACTTAAGATAAGTAATGAAGTACTTGATGGTGAAGCTGTAGAAAAAGAAGCATTACTTACGGAATTGATAAACTCGTATACAAAAACTACATATTCGTTATGGAAAACTTAAATCTAATCAGAAAAATAGCATGGAGCTTTCACAAAACGACAGGAATCCCATTTGAAGATCTATTCAGTGAAGCCTGTCTTGGATATAGTGAAGCATTGATTACATATACCCCGGGGAAAACCAGTTTTAGCTCACATGCTTGGTTATTGATGTCTGGTAGATTATGCAACTTTGTTAAATCAGAACAAAAACAACGATTTATCTATCTCGATGGCAGATTACCGAAAGGGTACGTTTGCTACCAAGCACAACCATTTTCAGAATTCTTCGAAAATCTACCCAAGGAAGTACAGGAACTAGTTCAGTTTATTCTCAGTGTTCTTGATGAGATTCCTGACGAAATTCCACCCAAGATGGCCCGGGGAAAGATAACCAAACTTCTTAGAGCTTCCGGATGGAAATGGGCCAAGATTGAACGAAGCATTAAACTACTAAAACTAGAATTGAATAAAGTATAACCTGTTTGTATTATAAACTATGGACATTCTCCAGTTATATCAAGATTACAACATTCCTACTGCACCAGAAGGACATAAGCATGCCCGAACGGGTTGGATCAACGTAGAGTGCCCATTCTGTGTTATTGAAAATCCAGGCTACCATCTAGGTGCTACGTTGAATGGGAAAGTTTTCTATTGTTGGAAATGTGGTATTCACTGGCCCGATGAATCTATTGCTAAACTTCTTGGAATAACCAAGCACGCCGCGAATGCACTCATTATTGAATACGCAGGTACCTCAATCCCTCTTACGGGAGTAAAACGTGAAATTCAATCTAAAATCCACAGATTACCCAGTGATACTGGACCGCTTATTCCATCACATAGAAGATACTTAGAAAATAGGAATTTTGATCCAGATAAACTAGAATATGAATGGGGATTGCTCAGTACAGGGCCAGTCAGTTTACTTGACCATATTAACTACAGTCACCGTATTCTTGCTCCAATCTATTGGGCAGGTCAAGAAGTTACATTTCAAGCAAGAGACGTAACCAACAAACACCCAAAACGGTATCTAGCATGCCCGGAAGATAGAGAAATTATCAAACACAAACATATTATCTACAAACATCCAAATTTCCATGGATTAACTACAATTGCTACAGAAGGAATTACTGATGTTTATCGGTTTGGTCCACAAACTGTAGCCACTTTTGGTATTGAATACACCAGATTTCAAGTACGAGTTTTATCCCATGAATTCAAACGGATTGGAGTTTGTTTTGATGGAAATGAATCAACGGCAAAACGTCAGGCAGATGAATTAATTACTGATTTACTTTTCCATAGAGTAGATGCCTTTCGTATTGACATTGATGGAGATCCCGGTGGGTTACCTCAAGATGAAGCAGATTATATTGTAAAACAAGTAATAAAATAACGCCATGTACGAATTTCAAATTGAACATTTACGCGATTTAGTAGATGCCCATCTACAACTAATTCATTATTATCAAAATCGTCTTTTTCAAGAAAGATTTGCTGGAGACAGGAATCAATATTCAGAATTCCTTCTATGTCCATTATGTGACGTAACAGAACACGAATGTACAAACTGCTCATATACCATCATAGAAGGAATGAATTGTGTAGTTTACTGGACTCCAAAAATAGCTTCCCATCTATCAGAAATGAATAAAGAGCATCTACGGATAAGAATACAAACCCATCAAAGATTTGTAAAAGAATTGGTTAACAAAATATATGAACAACAAATATGAAAACATTAGTAAATCAAACACCGGAGCCCGTAACCATCTCGATAAATGAGTTAAGCGGGAAAGAACTTATCTGTTACAAATGTAAAGGAAGTGGTCATACTGACACCGTAGCTTTCTTATCTAAAATGTCCTACTACCAGGAACCTACCAACACCTGTTATACCGGATTTGGTTTTGTATACTTAGGATACTCAAATACCAGACCTTCTTACATTGCTCATACTTGGCACGAATCTATTCAATTAGCTATGAAAAGCAGAACTCTTCGTGTGTTTGAAACCCAAAAAGAAATGCTAACAGCAATACTGAACAACGAAATTTAATTTCTAAAACAAAGTATTATGAAACGTCCAAACTTTTTACAAAAATTCAAGAAAACCCCTGCTACGGCAAAGCAGCTAAAACAAACAGAAGAAAAACTACTTCTTGCTGAGATTACTGAATTCGTACTAAACACACCCAAAGGAACCCGAGTTACTTTCTATGGAAGATCTTACTGGGTTTATTGGAATGCTTGTGTAGACGTATGGGAAATCTGGAGGCAAAAAAATGAGATGGATGAACCCTATCGTAGTCTTAAAGTTTGTGATGGTGTAGAAACAAAGAAAGATCTCATTCAACCCTTCTTTACTTACCTCTGTCACAAGAAAGAAGAACAATGAATACTCTGATTATCTTTAGTTTAATCATGTTTCTTAACCAAAAACTAGACATGTTAAGCCCAGAAGATAGAGAAAAATGTATTAAAGATATTCGAAACCATTATAAACGCAAATAAGATGATAGAAGATGCCATTCAAAACATAGAAAATCTGTTAAGCAGATTTGAATTACTAGAACAAAATCAAATCATACTAACAGTAATTGCCAATACCCGTAAATCCAGAATACTAGAATTAGAACAACGGTCTGGACAAGTGGATGATCTGAAAGAATCTTTACAGAATCTTGATATCAATCTACACCCATAACGCAGATGAAAACCAACAAAAAACAAAAGTTAATTTCAATTTCTAATCCAATAGAAATTAAGAAAAGTCTTGATGGAGAAATCTCAGGGAATTTTCCATCGGATATCTTAAAGGCAGAAAAACAAGGGAAAACTTTCAATCAAGTGGACTACGTTCATGCTTGTATAATCTACTCAAAATTTGTAAGATGAAAACAAAAGAAACTGGAATAAAAAGAATCCGAGAATTCATTGAAAAACAACGACAAATCGGAGAACGTCAATTTGGAGATAAGATGGTAAAACGGTACAATAAAACAGCAAATGAATTCTATTCTCAGTTTGCTAATACCATCTATTACCAAGATAAGAATGGGCAGGAAACTCATCTGGATATTCAAACTCTTTGGTATTTCCGTACAAATGAAATGCTTAATGCCCAAAAACATTTGATTCCTACCGAGGATACCTTCCTTGAAAAGATCGGAAATATGTATGTAATTCATTGGAAAGAATTAAATAGTACTCAGAAAAAAGAATTCAAAAACGAAGTTTTATGGTGGATCGAATTAATTAACAAAAATTTAATTCGTTAATAACTAAAAGATTAAAAAATAATTTAAAAATTCATTTTTTTATTAAAAAGACATTTTTTATTTTTATTTGCTCAATTTAGTAAACTTCGATTTACAATAGTGGTTGTAAACATGAAAAAGATATCCTATTCTGCGATTTTGGATGAGTTCGGGGGGAGTACGTGCCACTACACGGAAACCCTCGGACTTTTTACTTCTTAACTATTATGCGTTCAAGATTTCCAACAGAAGATACTTTGTTATCTGTACCATCTTCTAATCCAGAAAAGATTAGTTATGAGACAGATGAGGAACCAATTATTCTATCCAAAGCCTTACTAGATATATTTCTGAAAGAAGAACACCCCAGTGATCTAATTGGGTTATACTGCTTCTATTACTACACTGGAAAATGGCAGAAAACTAATCAACCGAAAGTTACAACTACTTACGCGGCGACTGGTTTACACTGGGGTGTAGATAAAGTTAGAGCGGCAAAACAAGTACTCAGAAACCTGGGTTTGGTTTCCGACGTTTTAATCAGAAATAAACAAAACAAAATAACGGATCACTGCATCCATGTTAACTTTATTTGGAGTAAATCCCATACTATGGATTTCCCATACCATGGAAATTCCCCATGCCTGGAGAAAACCGAGGCAAATGCTTTAAGTGCTAATAGTATAAATGCTTTAAGTTCTAATATGCCAAATACGCGGGCAACAAAAACAAATCTATTCGGCACGTATATCACACCATCAATGTTTTTTAAATTCTGGCAAATCTACCCAAGGAAAGTTAACCAAGGAAAAACTTCCATTGAATGGGAAAACTTATGTGAACAGAAATACAGACCATTATGGGAAGATGTAGAACAAGCTGTTAAAAATCAGATTGGAACTCCTCGTTGGAAAGATAAGAAATATATTCCATTTGCTAACAACTGGTTGAAAGAACGTCGCTGGTTGGATGATCCATTACAGATGTCTATTCCAGATTCTAACAATTCAACCACCATTGGATTTCATAGTACCGAATATGAATATCAACAATAATCAGTTATGAGAAACGAACAAGATTGGTTACTTCGCATCCGTCCATTGTATGTAGAAGCATTTCCACCCAGAATACAGAAAGTATTGATGTCCAAGATTACTGAGAAGGAAATTATTACCCCTATTGAAAGTACATTCATTACAGGGGAAGTTAATTTTGGAAAAACAATTCTGGCTTGCCAAATGATGCTCCAAGAACAGAAAAACGTGTATCTCAGAAATGGGCCGAAAGATGCATCTGACTTATGTAAGTTTATTTCTGTTCCAGATTTGTATGAAGAAATTAAAGCAACGTTTAATCCAGATTCTAAGTATTCAACACAAGAGGTGCTTAACTACTATTGTAATACTAGATTACTTGTATTGGACGATTTCGGCACAATAAAACCAACTGACTGGATATTGCAAACATTATATCAGATAATCAATCACCGATACGATTATTTGAAAACGACGATTATTACTTCAAACCATTCTTTACCCGAAATTGCAAAAATACTCGGGGATGATAGAATTACATCCAGAATAGATCGAATGTGTAAAGTAATTCATAAATCTGATTGGAGAAAAGTAGCATGAACGATAAGTTCATAGAAAGAAAGATCGTAATCGGATTAATTACTTCTACGGAATACATTAATCAGATTCGAGATATCTATCAAGCCAAGTTTCTAATGGCTCCGATTGCGAAAAGATTAGCTACTTGGTGTATTGAATACTACGACACATACCATCAGGCTCCAGGTAAGAATATTGAAACCATTTTCTATCAAAAAGTAATCAATGGGTTGCCTAAAGATCTGGCCGAAGAAATTGAACAGGATATTCTTCCAGGATTAAACGACGAATATTTACAAGCTTCTGAAAACATTGAATTTCTTGTTACAGAAACCCGAACTCACTTTGCAAAGGTTCATCTGGAATTACATACAGATAAAACCAAAGCATTACTAGAACAAGGTAGTTTTCCTGAGGCTGAGCAGCTTGCAAATAGATTCAAGCCCTTAGTTATTGCTCCAAGCACTGCCGTCTATTTTTCATCCCCATCTTCGTTAGTGACAGTTAAGGCCGCCTTCGCAGAAGCGAAAGATCCACTATTCTGTCTTCCCAAGATATTGGGACAGTTTGTCAATCGGCATCTTATTCGTGGAGGGTTTGTAGCTTTGATGAGTATCGAAAAACGTGGTAAAACGTGGGCGTTGATGGAGCTTGCTGATCGTGCAGCAATGCAGGATCTTTCTGTAGCATTCTTTCAGGCTGGAGATATGACTGGAAATCAACAAATACGAAGATTTTGTATTCACAAGGCAGGGACGTCTGATCGGGCTTTTGATTGTGGTAAAATGTTTCAACCAGTTGCTGACTGTATTTACAATCAATTGAATATTTGTAACCGTTCTGAACGTGAATGCAATTTCGGAGTGTTTGGGGGTTCTAAATTTACAGAAAAAAGTTTACGTGACGATATTACTATTGAAGATCTCAAGATTGCTTGGAAAAATAACCAAGATTACTTACCATGTAGATATTGTAAAGATTATCGTACGAACCGTTGGGGAACCGCCTGGATTGAAGAAATAGATGTGAAAGGTCCATTGACTGATGTTCAGGCTCAGCAAATCTTTGAAAAAGCATACGTCAAACCGAAAGCAAAACTGATGCTGGATTCTTATCCAAATGGCACGTTATCAGTAAACAAGATAAAATCGGTATTGAATATCTGGGAACGGCTGTATAATTTCGTTGCTGATGTTATTGTTATTGATTATGCCGATTTGCTTGTTCCTGATTCTATAGCAGAATTTCGACACCAACAGAATGAAATCTGGAAAAATTTAAGAAGTCTATCACAGGAGGAAAGAGGAGGAAAACAGCCCCTGGTTATTACTGCAACTCAGGCGGATACTCCAGCGTATGAAACTGGACTTTTGCGACTTAAGAATTTCTCAGAAGATAAACGAAAATACGGACATGCTACGGCAATGTTTGGTTTGAATCAGGATCCTAAAGATCGAGAAAAACGGATTGGAATAATGAGATGGAATGAATTAATTTTTCGTGAAGCAGATTACAGTAACGATAATACGTGTACTGTTTTACAAAATCTGAGAAGGGGATTACCATATCTTGAAAGTTTTTACTAATACAAACAATATGTATACAATCAGAAAAGAGTTTTCGTTTGAGGCAGCCCATTATTTAATGGGTTTGCCTGATGTCCATCCATGTAGTCATCTTCATGGCCATTCGTACCGAGTTATCGTGGAATTCAAAAGTGAAGAATTAACTGATACTGGGTTTGTTAAAGATTACCGGGAGTTAGAAGTATTTAAAAACTGGATAGTCAGTAAGTTTGACCATACTGTTTTGAATGATGTTCTTCCCGAAATAAATCCAACTGCGGAAAACTTAGCACGGTATATGTTCAATACCTTCTCAGTATGTGATGGATTGGAAAAATTACATGCTATTGAAGTTTGTGAAACAACTAAAACTATGGCACGTTATGAAAAAACTGAGGGTTAACGATATTTTCTATACCATACAGGGTGAAGGAGCACATGCTGGTGAGGCAGCCATCTTTATTCGCTTGGCTGGATGTAATCTTTCTTGTTCCTTTTGTGATACTGCATACGAAACGTTTAGAGAAATGGATGTTTCTGATATATTACCGGCCTTTCCACCAAATACATGTAAAACGATTGTATGGACAGGTGGGGAACCGGCACTGCAGTTAACTTATGAGATTATCAAGTATTTCAAGAGTAGAGGGTACTTCCAAGCTATTGAAACTAATGGCAGTGTGGTTGTTCCTTACGGCTTGGATTACGTTTCTTGTAGTCCGAAGGTGCCGATTCCTATATTACTACTTAGTTTACAGCATTACGAGTCTATCGGGGAATTTCGGTACTTGGTAGGGCTTGATGAGATGGATGATTCTATCGTTCCACCAAGAATAGATCTGCTCCCAAAAGCTGAACATTACTATGTAAGTCCATTATTTGTTGGAAATGCTCATGAAAAACTGGATCTTGATAAAATGAACTTACAACTTGCTATTGATTGGGTTAAAGCAAATCCAGATTGGAAATTAACTATTCAACAGCATAAGATATGGAACATTCGTTGAAAGAAAGGGATTATCACTGTATTATAATTATCTAAAACACAAATTTTTAATCATTTCTAAATTTTTTACAAAATGAAATTAGTTGAATTATTGATGATCACCCAGGAACTGATTGACGTTATGGGTCTGTTACCGGAGGAAGGTTCTACGGAAGAAGTTACGGAGCAGGGTTTAGTAGTCATTCCGGAAGGCATTGATGAAACTTCCTGTTTAGCTCTTCTGACAAAGTTTTCACAAGAGATTCGCGATAAGGATGTCTTTTCTGAAAAAACGATGAAGGGTTTGGCTACATTGAAACTCTGGCCCAGGGAATTGAATGAAGATCCCGGCCCAGATCATTCCGAGTTGATTGAAGAAATTCTCAACTATGGAAAGCTTGGGTTGAACGAACGTACTGTTGCGTTGAAAAAACTGGTGAAAGCAAATGACCTCTTTGCTTCAATGCGGAAAACAATTGCCGGCAAATTTGACATCGAAGAAATCACAACCACAATGTTGAACCTTCTGGGTTTCGTAGGTGAAATTCCTGAGGCTCCGGCACAACCGGTGGTAAAAGGAGTTACGAAAATTGGTGCTCCTGCTGCCCCAGCAAAACCAAAAGTACCCGGAGTTGCCCCAGCGAAACGTGAGGGTTCTGTTGCCGAATACATTGATCAGCTTGTTCAGGCCGGGATTACCTGGGACGAATTGGAACGCCTCACGGATCTCGAAGTAAAGAAACGAGGCATGAAAACCCATTATGGAAAGAAAGCCCTCATCAGTTCTGTCCAGGCCCGGTTAAAAAAGAATCCAACTTTCTTGGGCAAACTCAAGATTACCGAAAACGGAGTTGAGTAATGGAAGAATCCATCAAAAGGCAGCTTGCCTTTATTGGTGAGGATCCTGAGCGGGAGGGTTTACTTGAAACTCCCGCCAGGATTCTTAAATCATGGGGCACCCTGTATGCTGGGTATAAACAAAATCCAGCAGATATTTTTACAGTATTTGCATCCGAAGGATTTGATCAGATGGTGTTGCTCAAAGATATAGAAATGTACTCAATGTGTGAACACCACATGCTTCCATTCTTCGGTAAAGCCCATGTTGCCTATCTTCCTGGGGATACTGTAGTTGGAATTTCTAAACTGGCCAGGTTAGTTGACATCTATGCTCGTCGTCTACAAATTCAAGAACGATTAGGGGAACAAATCACGATGGCCTTGATGCACTATCTTCATCCAAAAGGTGCAGCATGTGTAATTGAAGCCCAACATATGTGTATGCGTATGCGGGGAGTCAGCAAACAGAATTCAATCATGGTTACTTCCAGTTTGAAGGGTGAATTTCTTACTGATCCTACTTTACGTGCAGAATTCATGACTCTTATCAAATGAGAATGTGGAATGTAGATCCGTCGAAAATGTGCCGCCAGCATCTTCTTGGAGAACATTTAGAAATGCACATGTTTATCGGAGCTGTTAAAGCTGGAAAATCTTTACAAGGGTATATTGATAATAAGTTGGTTGATCCTCAACAGATTAAACAAAGACATGACACCCTTGTTCAGGAAATGAAACGCAGAAATTACTTTCATAATTCTCCGATAGATTTTGATTGTTCTCAACTACCCATAGGAACGGTAAACATTCACGAAAGTATAGCCATTCTTCATTCTCGTTGTGATAAATGTTCTGTATAACTCAACAAAACAAATGAAATTATCAGTAATCTATCTTACTCGCCATTGTCCAAGACATTGTGCTTATTGTGCCATTCGGGACACCCTCGAACCACAGAAAGAGTTACAAATGTCTGAATGGAGACATGCTTTTCAAATATTGAAAGCCGTCGGAGTTGACTTCAATCTAATTCTTGGTAATGAACCTTGGTTACTTGGAGAGAATCTTCTACCCATCTTATATTCTACGGATGTTCCTTATGCCTTATACACGTCAGGAGTTCCTTCGTTATTCAAGAAATATCATTTATCATTTTTTGGGTATAACCAGATTAAGAATTTTTCAATCGGCGTTGATTACCCGTTGGGTGTAAATGTGATATCAAAAGATGACTCGTATACAAAGGCAATGGATGCCTGGGAAGCTCTTCGATATGTACGGAAATTCTATCCATGGGTAGAAACTCATGCCACGATAACTGTGCATAAGTTGAATTATCAGTATCTCCCACTGTTGGTAAGGCAATTAAGGGATTTGCATATCAATACAAACATTAACTTTATTCATTGGAATAACGGAGGAGGGTTTGATTTCTTTCCTACTTTCAAAGAATTGAATAAACTGATGTTTAGTGAGAATGATTATTTCTCATTACGGAATGTTCTTACGGAGGTATTAAAAACCCCTGAGTTGATTCAAAATCCACAAATGCTTACTTTGCCGTTTCCAGAATTACTTGGAATGCACTGGCATTGTCAAGGCAACCCGTATGGAGGTCCTACCGTGGATGCAGACGGTTCCTTGCGAGTATGTGGATATCGTAAAGGCATTGAGACATCCAAGTTCTCAATCTTCGATTTACCGTCTAAAACAAAGGAATGGGAAGCTGCAGTAAAAGAAGATGCCTCCCATTGTCCAGGATGCTCTTGGTCATGCTCCTGGATGTACCACTACTGGGAAAAAAACAATCCTGAACAAGGAAAACAAGTTTTTATTAATCATAATACAAAAAACTAATGCCAACAGAACATATAGACAAACGCACGTTAGGAAATCCAATCCCTCCATTAAAATTAAATCTTGGTTGCAGAAATATCTTACTTCCAGGATATATCAACATTGATATGATGTGTTTGGATTTGGTGGATCATCCTTCATTTACTTTAAAAGACAAACAAAGTTATTACCAGATGGATGTCATGGAAATTGATGAACATTTCCTTGCTGGTACAGTAGATGAAGTGTATGCCTCCCACTTTTTTGAACATCTATCAGATAACCAAGTTACTAATCTGGTTTGGAAGATCTGGACATTACTAAAACCTGGTGGCAAACTGACTATTATTACTCCTGATTTTCATGCTATTTTAAACCATTTCAAAGCAAAACATGAACAAGGAGATTTTTCGGATGTAGATTTACTTCATATCCGAGTATTTGATATTCCGGAACAATCAGGCCATCGTACCATCTGGTATAAAGAAATTGGAAAATATTACCTGGAACGAGAAGGGTACTACTTTATAAATACAATTTCGGCACCCTCCATCTTTGAAGTGCAGTTTGAAGCTACGAAACTTCCACTTGAATTCAATTAACATGGAAAAAGAAAATCTTATTCTTCTATTCAGTGGCGGTGCTGACAGTACTTTGTTGCTAGATTTAGCAATGCAGCTGAATTACCATCCTTTGTGTATTCTGATTGATTATGGTCAATCTCATATTGAAGAATTGAATTTTGCGAAAGCAAGTTGTATCCGTTCCCAGACTTCTTTTCAGATTGTTACTTTAGGAAATTTAGGAATCAATTCTAAACTAACTGGAAGTCCTGCAGAATATAAAGGGGTTTCAGAATGGCATGTTCCCTCCAGAAATCTTATGTTTATTTCTATTGCTGCCAGCATTGCTGAAAGTTGTGGAATTAATCTTATCTGGTATGGAGCAAATTATGAAGATCGGGAACATCTATTTCCAGATTGTTATCAAGAATGGATTTTCTCAGTCAACGAGGTATTGAAACGAAACGGCAGTATGAAAATTACTGTTGAAGCTCCTTTGTTGGGAATGTCAAAAAATACGATTACACAGTTATGTGCTTTACACGGAATTAAAAACAATCAAATATTTAGTGGTTATGCCAAAGCAGGAACAGAACAATAGTGGATCCGACAGAAGTCAGGTCTTCACAGCATTAGTAGATAAAAATTACAGTCCGTTAGTAATCAGAAAGTACACCCACTGGGGCTTTCCGATCTACGTTGGATTGATTACTGATAACGATCTGACGGATCTTGATAAGGCCTTCACAGATTTCATGGATGCACATGCTGCAGAAGGATGGGTGAACAATATCCAGGCTCTACGAAATATGGCCGGGGAAATGACCGAATATTTCAATACGATCTATCCAAAAACGGAGGGAGTTGCCGTCGTATTCTACGTTGATAAGTGCTTTATTTCCTCACTGCATGGGGATTTCATGAACCATGCTTCTTGCCGGATTGAATTCTACGGCTTGCTCCAGATGTCAACAGGAGTATAACCATGAGTTATATCATTCTTGCACCACACGCTGATGATGAAATCATCGGGTGTTATGAATTGCTTCTGGCTCATTCTAAAGAGATTAAAACGGTCTGTTTTGCAACGGAAGAAGCAATAGAGGAAGCTGTTCTTAGTTCGCAAATGTTTAGTTTCGACCGCAGTCATATTGATTATCTTCCTACCATTCTTTACTCTGGAGATACGTTAGTATGCCCCGATCCATTCGGAGAATTACACCCAATGCACAAAAGGTTTGGCTTTATTGGCGTAAACTGGGCACAAGATGGGCATTCTACGATATTCTACTCCACGAATATGAATGTACCGTATATTCATGAAGTTAAGTATAGTGGTAGAAAACAATATGCCTTGGATCATTGTTATGATAGTAAACGGAGTCTTTGGGAGTTTGATCACAAGTATTTCTTATTTGAAGGGTATTCTAAATGGATTCGATCATGGGACGTTTAATCTTCGTACCCCAATATCCCACCAAATTGAGATATCAAGAGTGGTGGATTTCCTTATTTCAAGATAATCTGCAAACTTGTTTTGAGAAGGTTATAACGCTTGGAAAGGTAGAAGCAGGCAATATAGCCTTTGGACAAGATTTTGCTCCTTTTACTCAGTCAATTCAGTTTGAACTATTACAGATCGAAGAGTACCTGGCCTTGGAATTACTTCCTGGAGATATTCTTCTTCTCAACGATCTGAGTTACCCTGGTTTATTCAGTCAGGTGCTTCTACATAAAAGACCAAGCAAATGTTTTGCTATCTGTCATGCCACTAGTAAAAATAAGTATGACTATTTTGCAAAAGATCGGAATATAAAGTACCCGATTGAAAAAGCCACGAGTAAACTATTTACAAAGATTTTCGTTGGTTCAAACTATCATGCTAAAAAACTGGGATGGGATAACGTAGAAGTTGCCCCATTGCCGTTTCCACCAATGAAACCGTATGAAGGACTTGCTGAACATGCTCGGCCATACAAACTTGTAACAGTTTCCAGAAGGGGTATTCAAAAGCATAACATGCATCTTGAAAAAGAAATTGAATCACTCCTCAACTTACACATCAATACTAAATCTTTTGACAACTGGTTTTCCTATTATCGATTCCTGGGACATGCAAAAGTATTACTGATCACTTCTAAGGAAGAAACGTATGGATATCAGGTAATTGATGCAGTAAAAAATGGATGCATCCCTATTGCTCCAGCAAAGTATAGTTACCCAGAACTACTTCCACCAGAATACTTATATACTGATAAAACCGATTTAGTAATAAAATTGAAACAAGCATTAACTGGAGAATTATCAGTACCCACTTTGCTTGTCGAAGAAACACAGAAAGAATTCTTTAACATTTTGATCAATGAATTCAAAAATAATGCTTGATAGTGGAGCTTACTCCGCCTGGACTAAAGGAAGAAAGATTGATATAGATGCATACGCACAATTTATCAAAGATAACGAAAATACATTTGATTTTTGTATTAATCTTGATGTAATTGGTGAAGCAAAGGGCAGTTATGAAAACTGGAAATATCTTCGCAGTTTAGGAGTAAATGTATTACCAGTATACCATATTGGTACAGATGAGACATGGCTTAAGAAATACCTAAAACAAACTGATTATGTATGTCTGGGAGCGATTGCCAGTTTAAGTTCCACACAAAGGATGCAAAGTTTAACACGGATTTGGCAAAACTATCTTACTGATCCAGTAACACAACTTCCAACAGTAAAAGTACATGGATTGGGTGTTACTGCAATTTCCATCATGTTAAGATACCCTTGGTTCTCTGTAGATTCAATCACTCCAGTTATTGGTGCCGCTTATGGTAGGATTTTTCTACCTAGATACAAACAGATTGATGGTATGGATAGTTGGTCATACTTTGATGGCTTTTTTTGTGCCATATCCAACCAAGCAAAACATAACGTAGGCACAACCACAAGTTTTCCAGGGTTGCCAGTATTTGTACAAGAAAAATATATGAAATTCATTGAAGATAATGGTTTTAACTTTGGCAATCTATACTATCAAAAACGAAAACAAACAAGACGGGATAAACGGGAGGGTAAAGAGGATCAACCCGAGATGTTTTCCGTACATCAACAAGAAAGTGTGGAAGAACCACAATCTTTGGCAAACTCATGGAATGAAAGACTCCAATTCAATACTTTTACTTGGAATCAATTAATTGACAGAATTCCAGCGTATCCAAGAAAACATCAACCCGATGTCCTTCCAATAGAAGAATCTCATGGTATGCCTGGTACTACAGTATACTACGGCATCTCAACCAATAGTCATATTAACATGATGAGAACAGTAAAACCACAACCCGATATTCTTGTGAGTTATGCGTATATGACAGAAAAACTATGTGAAACAGTTAAACAATACAAAATATAAGTATATGTTAATCAGTAAAGAAGTTTTAAAACACGCCCTCGAAGTGGTAAAGCCAGGATTGGCAAACAAAGAAATGATTGAGCAATCTACTTCATTTGCTTTCATGGAAGATAGAATAGTTACCTATAACGATGAAATCAGTATTTCATATCCGTTAGAGGGTTTTAACTTTCATGGGGCAATCAAAGCCGAGGAATTGTATCAACTCGTAAGTAAAATCAAGAAAGATGAAATTGAGATTGAAGTTACTGACAATGAACTTCTTATTACTGCCGGAAGAACAAAGGCAGCATTGATACTACAACAGGAAATCAAACTACCACTCGATGATATTGGATCACAGGATGATTGGAAAGAATTACCTCCAGATTTCATGGATGCTTTGAAATTCACTGTAGATTCTTGTTCTAACGATATGAGTCTTAGTATACTTATCTGTGTAAATGTAAACAATAACATTGTACAAGCGACGGACAATCATCGTTTAGCATACTATACTTTACCGACACCTATGCCAGTACCAGAATTTCTTATTCCCTCTGTCTCAGTGAAAGAATTACTTAAGATGAAACCAATTCAAATTGCCCAAGGGAATGGTTGGATTCATTTCAAGACAGAAGATAATGCTACAGTATCTTGTCGCGTATTTCAAGACAAATTTCCTGATACAAAGAAAGTATTACAAACAACCGGTATTTCTTTAACCCTTCCAAAAACATTGGATGAGATACTTGACCGGGCAATGATTTTTTCAAAAAAGAATGTGGTAACAGATGAATCAATAACCATCGAGATATTCAATAACCGAATTGCTATCAAAAGTAAATCGGAAACAGGAAAATTTGAAGAAGAGGCAAATCTAAAATATTCTGGAGAAAAAGCAACGTTCTTTATTACCCCTACTTTTTTAAGAAATATTGTTTCCAAATCAAACTCATGCGTAATAAATCCAACACGAATTATGTTTACTGGTGAAAATTGGATTTACATCGCTATGTTAAGAATATCTTAACTATGAATGGATTTTTCAATGTAAGTGAATGTCATTCTGCATCCAGGCCTGATGGGAAAAACTATTCCTGTGTTACCTGCGGATTATACAAGAATGGAATCTCCCCAAGAATGCAACCATCAGGGGGATTCAAGAAACGAATTCTAAACGTAGGTAGCATTAATAATGCCATCGAGGATCAGCAAGGTACCCAATGGCAGGGGTCATCCAGTACATACTTAAAACGTGCTTACGAGCGGTTAGGCATTGATTTATACGAAGATTGTCTTAACATTAATGCCATAAATTGTTTTCCTGGAACAAATGTAGTAAACTTACAGCAACAAATCTTATGTTGTAGAAAAACAGTAATTCAAACCATAAAAGAATATCAACCTGCAGTTATCGTACTTTTTGGAATTGAAGCAGTTCAGTCAGTAATTGGAACCCGATGGAAAAAAGATCTTGGTAAGATTGAACGTTGGCGTGGATGGACTATACCAGACCAAGAATTCAATGCTTGGATATGTCCAGTATATCATCCAACACAGATAGAACAAGTGAATAAAGAAGTGATGACTATCTGGACACAAGATTTGAAAAGAATAGTGGAAAAAATAAACCAGCCAATACCACAGTACAACGTTCCAAGTATTGAAATAATTGAAGATTTACGTCCATTGAATCAGATGGCTGCAACTGTGTGTGCCTTTGATTATGAAACCACTGGATTGAAACCTCATGGTGTTGGTCATAGAATTGTATGTGCTTCTATTGCCGATACAGAAGATCATGCGTATGTATTTATGATGCCTCAGAAGAAAATCGAAATTCAACCATTTATAGATTTTCTAGAAAATGCAAGAATTGCCAAGATGGCTCACAATATGAAGTATGAAGATACTTGGTCAAAAGTTCGCTTACACACCACCGTTTCTCCTTGGTTATTTGATAGTATGGTTGCCGCACACATACTTGACAATCGAGAATATATTACCAGTCTAAAATTTCAAGCATACGTAATGTTTGGAATTGATGATTATGACAGTGATATCGCTCCATACTTACATAGTGGGAGTAAAGATGGTAATGCTATCAATAGAGTTTTAGAATTGATTGCCCTGCCAGAAGGAAAAGAAAAACTGATGACTTACTGCGCGTACGATTCAATTTATGAATATCGTTTAGCAATGCTGCAAATGACTGAAATGAATTTCTTTGATTACTCACCCTGGTTTAAACAAGACGATGATCTTCCTTTCTAATACATAGTTATGAAAAAATTGTTAATCTATCTTATTAATTTCTGGTATGATATACGGATCCAGTATTATTTCTGGAAAATAACAAGGAAAAAATGCAAATAAATCCATTCACACCAGAAGCGTATCGTCTATTCCATGAAGGTACTCTATCTTTTGCTAGAGCAGAAAGGCAAGGATTTAGAATAGATATGGAATATGCTGAAAGAAAAAAGAATTTCTTAACTAAAAAAATTGTTAGATTAGAAAATGAATTCAAAGAAACAAACTTCTATAAACATTGGGAACATACCATAGGGAATAAAGCTCCAAACATTTATTCTCCTCAACAACTTGGCAGTTTTCTATATAAGACAATGAAACAAGAAGTTGTAGTAGAAACAAAATCAAAACACGGTTCAATAAGTGAAGATGCTTTAGAGCAGATGGGGATTCCTGATCTAAACATACTTGTTCAAGCGAAAAAACTTAAGAAAGTTCGCGATACGTATTTAGAAGCTTTTATACGAGAACAAGTAAACGGATATATCCACCCATCATTTAATCTACATCTTGTTCAGACGTTCCGAAGTTCGTCAGATGGTCCAAATTTTCAGAATATTCCAGTACGGGATGAAGAATCAATGCAGTTATGCCGTGGAGCAATATATCCAAGGCCTGGGCATCTTCTATTGGAAGCGGATTTTAAGTCTATTGAAGTGGGAGTAAATGCCTGTATCAATAAGGATCCGATGTTGATGAAATACGTGAGTGATCTAACTACAGATATGCATCGGGATATGGCAATCCAGATATTTCTTCTTGATGCCTATCAGAAAGATTTAGAAGGACATCAAACATTACGTCAGGCGGCAAAGAATGGTTTTGTATTTCCTGAATTTTATGGAAGTTGGTATAGAAATTGTGCTACTAACTTAGCTTGCAACTGGGGTAAACTGTCTCACAATACTTGGAAACCAAATCAAGGTATCGAAATTGGTGGTTTTGAACCTTTCTGGTTATCAGATCAACTACGATCCAAAGGTATAGATTCGTTGTCAGCGTTTACAGAACACGTTAAAAACGTTGAATATGATTTTTGGAATAATCGTTTTGCTGGATATTCCCAATGGAAGGAACAGCATTGGTTACAATACCAACGAGACGGGTATATTGATTTACCAACTGGATTTCGTTGTTCAGGGGTAATGAGTAAACGACAAGTTAATAACTACCCGGGACAAGGAAGTGCTTCTCATTGTTTGCTTTGGTCATTCAATAGAATTGATGAGATTCAGCAAAAGAAACGCTGGGACAGTGCCTTGGTTGGTCAGATTCATGACTCTGCATTACTTGATGTCCATCCGGATGAGTTAGATCATGTAATTGAAGTTTTAAACAGGGTTACTTGTACTGAGTTATCCGCTGCTTGGAAATGGATTACTGTCCCATTGATGGCAGAAATAAAACAAGGGCCGATTGATGGTAGTTGGGCACAACTAAAGAAATTAAAGATTAACCAGAATAACTTAGTGTAGATTGTATAATATATTCTAAAGCATAGATTATGAGTTTAGCAATCAAGTATCGTCCAGCAACACTTTCTGAGGTAAAAGGTAATCGGGAAATTGTAACCACGTTAGAAAGTATGTTATCGGATAAATCGACGTGTCCACATTCTTTTCTATTAACTGGACAATCCGGTTGTGGCAAAACTACCATTGGAAGAATTATAGGTACCCGATTAGGCTGCGTTGGGGTGGATTTTTACGAGATTGATTCTGCAGACTTCCGAGGCATTGACTCAGCACGAGACATTCGGAAAAACGCCCAATACATGCCCAGGGATGGTGAGTGCATAGTATTTCTAATTGATGAGTGTCATAAATTGACAAATGATGCTCAAAATGCTTTGTTGAAAATTCTGGAAGATACTCCACTTCATGTGTATTTCATTCTATGTACAACGGATCCTCAAAAACTGCTGGCAACAATCAAAGGTAGATGTTCTACATTTCAAGTTAAACCATTGACAGAAACTCAGATGTATGGTTTACTTCGAAAAGTAGTAAAAGAAGAAGGAAAAGAATTACCAAAACTGGTTTTCGATCAAATTATTCAAGACAGTTTAGGACAAAGTAGAAATGCTTTACAAACATTGGAACAAGTATTACATGCTTCACCAGAACAGCAATTGGAGATTGCTAAACGGGCGGCAGAACAACAATCGGAAGTAATTGAGTTATGTCGGGCATTACTCAGTAAAAAAGGATGGAAAGAGGTATCCGGAATCCTTGTTCGATTGAAAGAAGCAAAAGAAGAAGATGCAGAAGGAATTCGACGTTCCGTTCTTGGTTATTGTCAAGCCATTCTATTGAAAGCTGAAAATAATCTTGCCGCGGCAGTTTTGGAAGCATTTCTTGAACCAACATATAATACCGGATTTCCAGGAATTGTATTTTCCTGTTATTCCGCAGTAAAAGGAGTTTAAGTATTACAATTGAAAAATAAAAAAAACATGAAAAAAGTCATTGAACAACTTTCAGCAATGCTTATTTGTGAGCATTTCATTATTACTGGCAGTTATGCCTTATCCCAGTATGGTTTGCTCGTTGGAGCAACTGTATCCGATCTTGATATCATTCTGATCAAACCAACTCAGGGAACCTACGAATTGGTCATGGATCTTATGAGAACACATCCAGCAAAAACAAGGCCAAAAAATGCCCCTCTTCCACTTTCCCCGGATGAACAAAAAGCAGTCAAAGCAACCTCACTGGGGTTGACTTCCATCTTTATGTGGGAAGATAAGAAGGTAGATATATTCATTCTGGATGCTGAACCCTATTCAGTAATTGACGGAATGAAATATGCCCTGCCAATGAACATCATCCAAGTTAAGAAACGTTGTAATCGGATGAAAGATTGGTTGTCTTTAAGACAGATGGCAAAGCAATTGTTTGAAGAGAAGCAGTTTACCCTGTTTTTGGATTCAAATCCGAAACTTTCTCCTGTTGATGAAAATGAAGATTACCCTGTATAACTAACAATCAAAACAATGAATAGTTACGAAAAAGATATGCACATTGATGAAACTGCGCTTGATGTGGAGTTTCTGGAACAGCCAAGTTTGGTAATGAAATATGCAAAGCTTTGTGCCCAAGCGAATTTGGATATGGCTTTGGAACAGGAGCGTTTTAATCTGGTGAAATCGGATCTGGATTACAGAATTCGATCAAATCCATTAAATTTTGGAATTGATGCTGCTGTAAAGATTACGGAGGCTGTTGTTCTTGGCACAATTCTGCAACAAGATGAGTACCAGGAAGCGAATCAGAAGTATCTTACTTGCAAGTATGAATACGAAACTATTCGTGGAGCAGTATCCGCGTTAGAGCACAGAAAAAGCTCACTTGAAAATCTTGTGAAATTGTTTGGTCAATCTTATTTTGCTGGCCCATCAATTCCCCGGGATTTATCGAAAGAAGCATTCAAAAAACTGGAACAGGAACATTCTGATTCTAATGTGGCCAATTCGTTTAATCGCACTGTTCCCACTTCCAGAAGAAGTATATAAAGTTTAATACATACAAAAACATCATTTAATACACAAAAAAGAAAACAGATGACAACACAGAAACAAAGTAAATTTCTTGGCAAAGTCAACGCAGATGTTGATAAACAAATGTCAGGAGTAAAGTATGGGTACCTACAACTCCCAACTGGAGTAAATATGTACTCCCCAGAAGTGGGAACAACTGTACACATGGACATCATGCCATACGTAGTAAGTAATCCACGGCATCCTGATCGTAATATGGAAAAGGAAATTGCTACGGCCGGATCTCTTTGGTACAAACTTCCATTCAAGACTCACCGGGACGTTGGTGTAGAAAAAGAAACGTTAGTTTGCCCCACCTCTTTCGGACTTCCTTGCCCAATATGTGAACACCGTCAGAAACGGCAAGATGCTGGAGCTGATAAGGCAGAATTGCAAACAATGAATGCCTCAAGACGGAATCTGTACGCAGTCAACCCAATTGATGATCCGAAAGCCACCCCGGATAAATTCTACGTGTTTGATATGAGTCAGTACCTGTTCCAGGATGAACTTAACCGGGATTTGAAAGCTTCTCCACAATATGAAGGATTTCCGGATTTAGAATTTGGATTCATGTTGAAATGCCGATGGGACGGAGGTTCCATGCCTGGTTCAAAACCATTCCCTGAATGCGGAAGAATTGACTTCATCCAAAGATCAGAAGGGTATGACGATGCAGTTTTGGATCAGATTCCTGATCTGGATAAATTGCTAATCGTTTTATCTTACGCAGAAATTCAAGCTAAATTCTTTGAATTGGAAGAGGGTGAAGAAATGCAAGATGAGGCCCCTGTTGCTTCTTCTCCTGCTCCAACCAGAAGAGCACCTGCCCCGGCTACTGCTCCTGCCGCTCCAGTCCGTAGGGCTGCCGCTCCGGCCCCAGCACCTGCTGCCCCTGCCGCCCCAACCAGAAGAGCACCTGCTCCTACTCCAGCACCTGCTGCCCCAACCAGAAGAGCACCTGCCCCGGCTCCTGCTGCTGCTCCAACTAGAAGGGCACCTGAACCCGTTGTAGCACCTGAACCCATTGAAGAAGAGGGCTTTGAACCGGTTGAAGAATTATGTATTGCTTGTGAAGGTACCGGAAAAACTTCTCGTGGCAATGTATGTCCAATTTGTAAAGGAACTGGATTAAAACCACAACCAGAAGAACCTTTGGTAGAACGCCCTGCCGCTCCAGTCCGTAGGGCTGCCGCTCCTGCCCCAGCACCTGCTGCTGCTCCAACCAGAAGAGCTCCTGCTCCTACTCCAGCACCTGAACCCGTTGCAGAAGGTGGACAAACTTGTCCTAATGGGTTTGTATGGGGAAGGGATTGTGAAGAAGATGACAAATGTGATGCTTGTGATCTATGGAGTGAATGTTTAGATGCAAAACAAGCATTTTTACAGGCTTAAAAATGGTAAGGGTACTGGCGAAATTGGTAGACGCTCTTATGTGAAAATATCGAATAGTAACATAGGAATAGAACCGAAGTACAAGGAGAATCTATTCCGAGTTCGAAGCTCGGGTACCCTTCAAAACTAAAACATAATAAAATGCCAAGATCTAATCCACCTGGAAAACCGACCACCTCGATGGCCGCACAGATTAAAGAAAGAACAACACGACCCGTTGTAAAGGAAACAGAAGAATTGGATGGGAATATGCTCACCATGACTTCCACCGGTTCTACTTTACTGGATTTAGCAATCACAGGAGGAAGAAAGCGTGGAGGTGGAATACCTGGAGGTATATTTGTTGAAGTATTTGGGCCAAATAGTTCAGGGAAAACAACCTTACTATGTGAAATCGGTGGAAATGTACAACTGGCTGGTGGAGATACACAATATCATGATCCTGAGGCTCGTTTGAATACTGAGTTTGCTAGAATGTTTGGTTACAATATCGATCCCAAAAATTACTGGACTCCAGACGTAGTACCAGAAGTATTTTCAAACGTGCGTGGTTGGAAACCAGCTCCTAAAAATCCAAACGCGGTCAATGGCATTTTTGCAGATTCATTAGCTGCATTATCAACCCATCTGGAAATGGATAAGGAAGAAGGGGATAAGATGGGCCAAAGGCGTGCTAAAGAATTTAGTGAGCAATTACGAAGAACCTGTCGCGTAATTACTAAGAAAAACTACTTAATGGTTTGCAGTAATCAAATACGTGAAAACGTTACTGGATATGGTCCACAATTTCAATCCCCAGGCGGTTGGGCTATTGGATTTTATGCTAGTTTAAGATTACGTGCAGGAAATCCAAAACAAATTCCATTGAATAAAACGTATAACGGAAAAGTTATTACCAGTATTATTGGAATAGAAACGGAATTCTTTGTACACAAATCAAGTGTTTGGAAACCATACCATTCAGCCCCTGTTTATATGCTGTTTGATTACGGAATTGATGACATTCGTGGAAACTTACAGTACATAAAAGACTACACTGGAGCTACTACCTATGTTATCGGCGGTACGAAATTAGCTTCTTCCATGGAGCATTCCATTGCCCTGATTGAAAAACGGGGATTAATAGAAGATTTACGGGAAGAAGTAATCAATCTATGGGAAGACATAGAAAAGAAATTTGAACAGAAACGAATACCAAAACATTGATGAAAGGCCCAAATCATTTTAATTGTCGATGCTCTATTCCTGAGGATTATAGACGCCATCTATGGTATGAATGGATTCAAAAGAATTGTAAACTAAAAATTGTCAAGATAGGAACGTTAATTCCTTTACTGTTAGAATTAAACAATAACTAATATGAAAGCAATTATTAAAGTAGGTACTTGGTGGTTTTTCCCAAAGAATATAATCGGAATGACTTTATTCCCGTTTGTATTTATAGATCGAAATTGGAAAAACAAAGTAAGTGAACAAACGTATGCTGAAACAATAAGGCATGAATCTATTCATATCCAACAGCAACTGGAGATGTTAGTAATTCCATTTTATTTTTGGTATGGTTTGGAATTCTGCCTTCGTTGTATTGGTGGTAATGTGAATGCCTATTCTAGTTTATGCTTTGAACAAGAAGCAAATAGTAACGAAAAGAATTCTGATTACTTAAAAACCAGAAAATTCTGGGCTTTTCTAAAGTATCTATAATATGCCACGCAGAAATAATGCTACGGAACAAGAACACTGGTGTGTAGGAACTGAGAATACTCCGGTTGAGAAACTGAAAGTATTTTCTACAGAAGAAGAAGCCTTACAATGCCATGGAGCTATTCAATGCCGTATTTTTCATATCTTAGAGGGGCAGAAAACTATTCAATACCGTTGGCATGGATTGCAATGGGTCCCTGTTAGCTACCCGAAGCCTGTCTTTCAGCATATTCCATCTCAGGAAAGTACAGTACTTACTTTTGATCCAAGTATTACTGCCTGGGGTTGGGCTGTAGTTACTTGGTCTGGAGATATCGTGGCGACTGGGTGTATTAAAACTACAACAGAAGGGAAGAAGAGAAGGATCCGGAAAGGAGACGAAAATACGAAGCGTATTGCTGAGGTAAACCATATTCTCCTGAACTTAATTAAAACGTACCGAGTAACCTACCTTCTGTCAGAATTACAACATGGCAGCCAGAACGCTTCTGCGGCAATGTGGCAAGGGGCAGTTACTGCTATTCCGCAGACATTAGCGGATACTTTAGGACTCGGAATCGAATGGTATTCCGAAGGAGATAGTAAAAAATGTTTACTTGGAAAGATTTCTGCCACAAAGAAAGAAACGATTGATGCTATTGATAAGATATACAAAGTTCCATGGACAGGAACAAAATATATTGATGAGGCAGTAGCAGACGCTCTTTCTATCTATTACACAGCAAGTTGTCAAAGTTCAATATTCAAATTACTAAAAAACAAACAATCATGAAAAAAGTAGGTAAAGTATTACTCATAGTGGGTTACATTGCAATTGGTATTTTCATTACTGGAATTGGTGGAAAAGTAATCAACAACCACAAACAAAAAGTTCAGATTACCCAAGATTCAATTACAAAGTTAAACCGTTTGTGGCAACAGGAAAGGCAACAGAATATCAATACAATTATGTTGCTCGATTCAATTTCAAGAACAGGAGATAGTACTTTGTACGTAAATACCAAAGGAGTGTATTTCATTTTGAAATTGACGCCCAAGAAATAGTCATTTTTGATTACTTCGTTATTTCT